TGCTAGTGATCCAGCGCCTGTGCCGTCAGTGTTAAATGTAAATCGTCTTTGAGTTGTAAGACTAATATCATCTAATGCTTGTGGTCTGTTTTCTCTTAAAGGGAAAAGAGATGTGTTCTTTGGCACATCAAACAACACAGCTTTATTGTTGGGTCTAAATAAATTAAAATATGAATTAGCAGCGCTGCCTACACTGACAGCGGAGTTACCAATACTGACAGTGTTTCTAAAACTTTTACCTGAATTCATTTGTATGTCCATCAGGTAATATCGTAGTTGATCATCAGTTTCCTTTGAAACTGCTCTTACACGACATGTACCAATAGAATCACCACCGAAGTCAGCTCCATCCTTCAAAACTAATTTTTGGAATCTATCAATATCAGGTAAACCTGCAGTATTACCTGACAAACCGGCAGCAGCACCATTAGAGTCAATGTTAACTAATACATAGTTTCCATAATTTGCAGGTGTTATTTCGTTATTAATTTCTGAAGTTGAAGCTGGCTTTTCGATCCGCGTTGCAAAAGGTGCTAGTATCCTAGCTCTATACCCATCGACGACTGCGATACCATCACTGACTGTCATCAATAAGTTATCATTATCTGAGTCTTTATCAAATCTTAATCTAAATGGGTCTACTACGTAATCGCCTGAGTTTTCATTTATTCGAGTTGCAACAAAGTCTCTTACTATATTATATGAATTATTTTTATTTTTATCAGCAATAACCACGCCCTCTTTGATATTTACAAGAGGTACAAAGTTATCAGCTGCGTCTAACTCACTTTCATTTGCCAAAGTTAAAGTAATTCTAAATCTGTCAGCACCGGGTGAAGATATATTAGGTACAGCACCTTGATTATCATATAAATCAGCATCATCATCAACAGTAACTACATCTTCAACTATTTTAAAACCTACAGTTTCATTTACAGTATCATTATACTTTGAAACTATAATTGATTGAGCTTCGGTAAATACAAAAAATCCTTTGACAAAGTATACACCTTGGTCTATACAAAACTGCACACCTCTTCCAACCGCAGGGTTTGCATCTGTGTTAGTAGTTTGTACAGCAAGTGTGGTCGATCCATTTGTGATATTTTCACCTGCAGTAAATCTAACAGTAGATAAGCCTGTCTGTGCACTAGGAGCGTTAGTATAGGCAACAAACAAAGTGGCAGGGTCTGAACCAGTTGCAGTCACAACTTCTAATACTTTGGCTGTCACAGTACTAGTTGAACCAGTAAACGTTGTGCCTACTAAAGATGAAGGTGTTCCAGGCAATGCTAATGATGTCGTATCAAGTTTTACAAATTCATATGAGTTGTTGAGGGTAGTTGATCCAGGCTTTACAACCCCGCCTTCTTGAAATATATTGCTTCCAAATCTAGCAATTTGAGATTGTAATAGTGTTTGTGCCTGAGTTAATTCGCGAGCTTGCAGTACTCTACCGCTATTAAATAGAATACGATAAAACCCGTCACTGTCCGTAAAGTCATCTTTATACTTTGTGGGTATGAGGGTTGAACTAAGAGTAGTAGCCATTCTTTATTTCCTTAGAATTGTACGACAACTTTAATGTCTTCATTTTGTGCCAGCGCTCGACTTACAGGTTTTCTGTTATCTATATAGAGTATCGCACCAGTTTCAGGATCTACTTCTGGTGATCTTAGGGCTGAATCAATTACACCGTCACCGGCACCATTTGTTTCAGTTATAAGCTCACCGTCTTGAAATGTTAAGAATCCAGTGTCATCATTCTGATGATAAAATATTTGATTGGAATCAATCTCATCTACAATAGCTTTTGCTGATGTAGTAGAACCTTGAATTGTTTTATCAGCGGTAAATCCTGTAACTATGCTTGAAAGTGTCATGCTCTTCAGCGCATTTCCTGTGGTTGCTAAGAAAGCTGCGCCGGCCGAAGTGCGTGGATCTCTTACTAATCCTACTTGTCTAAAGTCTTGATTAACTATCAAGTCCGAATCAGTTCCTAATAAATCAGAATGAAACATTACAGATGTAGATCTTAAATCTTCTCTGGGATCTTTACCCATACCTGAGTCAGGGCCAAGCACTGCTCGGGCAGTTGCGTTTTGTGATGCACCACCTCCAGTAATTGAAACTATAGCCCTCGTATATCCAGTGCCAAATCCTTTTACGTCACCGTTGCTAGAATCTTCTGCTCTTAATCTAACGAGTCTTCCAGTTGCAGAATCAATTGTAGGTATAAATGAAGCGTTTGAACCTGTGCCAGTAATAGTAATTGTTGGAAGTGATGAATAACCAGCACCTCCATCAGTGATAACTAAGTTAAGAATTTCTCCGGCTTTTGCATTATTCTGCACTTCTTCTTGTTTTAGCTGTATGCCAGTTGAGTTAGAATCAGTAGCTCCTTGAACCTGCACTGGCATAAAGTTTGAAGACATAAAACTGTTTGCACTGGCTGCGCTTATAGTATACAAAAATTTCCAAACGTAACCGTCAGCTAATCGCCTTGCATCATTATTTGAGTGAGTTGGTTCGTTGATAGAGGGAACAGCCGTACCAGCAGCATTTCTTCCAACCTCTAAACATACATATACTTGATTAGCTTCATTCTTTACATAATACGGACTCGCAGGGTAACCAGCTTGTTGATCATCAAACTGTGAGTATATAACGCCTGACGCCCAGTTATTTCTTGGTACCACTAGTGATGTCGCTTCAACTTTTTTCACACCTTGCAATGCATTACGAAATGATTGAATTGTTTGAGGTGAGTTAGTGGGTGTAGGTACTGTTTCAGATGAATCCCACTGCTCTGATCGACCAATACCAATATAGTACTTTCTCGTATCAGCGGTAAACTGATCAAAGAAGTCCTGTGCTATTTGTCTTCGTAAGGCGTCTGTTACTATTGCTGGCATTATCTTATCCTATTAAGTACTAACTGCTGCACCAAGCACAATCCTACGGAAAGCACCAGTGTCACTATCAAAAACTGCAAGACATGGATCACCTGATGCTCCATTCTTTACAAATATCAAAGCTCCATGCTCCGGATTATTTGGTTTATTTGCTACTGTATAAGCGTTTAAGTTAACTTGTGTTGTTCTCGATAAAACATAATCCGAGTCTACTAATGTTTCTACTGCACCTGAATCAACATAATTAAAGTTACTTAATTGTTTTAATCTAACGTAATCTGAATCTATAATTGTAGTTACTTCAGCAGAATCTAGGCCACGATTTGAATCGATCATTTTCTGCACTTCGGATGAATCCAAACCGCCGTTTGAATCAATCATCTTTTGAACTTCAGCTGAGTCTAAAGTCGATGTAACTGGTGCTCGAGCTGTTACGTAAGCAGAATCAATCAGTGCAGTTGCAAGACCAGAATCAATTGAATTTGCTCTTACAATTAAAAGAGTTTGTGATGAATCCTGTGCAATACCACTTCTCAATGCTATATAACTCGAATCTACAATACCATTGATTGAATTAGCGATGCTGCCACCGATAGTAGTGTCAAGAAGTACCGTGCCTGTAGAATCAGGAAGTGTGATTGTATTATCTTTAGTAGGATCTGTAATCGTAAATGTAGTTTCAAATGAATCAGCAGTTGCACCTTCGAATACGATTGCATTACTATCAAATCCTACACCAAGATTTGAAGCTGCTCCGCCTGTTGCTACTTGTAAAGCTGCAACATCAGTATATAATTCAGTAAAGTTATCATTTATTTTGCCGCCAGCAGTACGCAGGTCATCACCGGTTCCATCATTACCGCTGCTGCCAACACCAATTACTTGTTTAGCCATCTTAAATCCTACACATTAATTGTTATTATTTATACCGAACTTACCATTGAATTAGAATATCTTTTGAATTCTCTCTGATCGAATGTATCGAACGTATTGTCAAATGTAATACCACTTCCAAGTGCTGTGCCAGCATCGTCGAAAGAAATACCATAGCCTGCGAGCTCATCTAAGTTACTATATATCTTGGCCAAGAATAATAAACTAACACCTCTTCCACCAAAGAAGTTTGTGGTTCGATATGGATGGTATCTTTGCTCGGCAGAATCTGCATCTTGATCATCTGGTAATAAAAGTGATACCTCTCTATCACCAGTCATATTGAACGATGCCGCTTCAACAACTTTGATTCTTGGATCAGGATCAGTAATTGATTCAGCAGTTAATACAGTAACCTGTCCTTCTGTTACTACCTCAACTTCTGCACCTAAGAAAAATCCTGCGGGGTGAACAAAGTTTCTGTAAAGTATTTCCCAGTCATTTAACGATAAAGGTGATTTAATTAATACCGAAAAAATCTGATGTATTCTACCATCAGTTAAAATAAATGCATCTTCGGGCCCAATCTTACCTTGTGTTGCGTCACCAACTCTTAATAAACTATTTTTTGGATAAATGACTTCAACGTTGTTTTCGTCAAAAAATGCTCTAAAAAAACCTTCTGCTGAATATAAAGAACCCTTGACTCGAAAAAAGTTACCAAAGTTTCTTAGTGCTTCTCTGGGAAAGGTAAATTGAGTTTGTGATACGCCAAGAGCAATTTCATCTAGTACAAAGTCAAGTCTCTTTAATGTTACATCTTCAACATCTTTTATCGTTAATATCTCATTAATTATGCCACCAAAGTTTTCATCTGAATCTAAATGTTCATAGTATGCTTCTAGAAATGTAACAAGATTAGGATACGATGTAGTAAAGTATTCAGGCAGCACTTGACGTACCACACTAAGCTTAAAGTTAGATGCTAACCGGTCGTAATCTCTTAATGTTTCAAAGTTAGCCATTTATTCCACGATTAAAGATTGTGTTTGACGATCTATTTCTGCTGTAGCAGATGAACGTGCGGTATCTAGTTGAAGTATATAATTCCTTAAAGGCTTAATAGTGCCTTCACTTTTTGGTGTAACTCGTATAGGCAAGAATGTTTGACCTGATATAAGTTGTGTAGGTCTAAACCCTACTAGACTTACTTTACCAGACAGTGAGTTATATTCGCCTACATTATCTAAAAGTACATTTCCATCTAAGTCTACTATTTCTAATACTGAAGATCCTAAACGGTTTTTAATAGTACATACAAAACCGTTGAATTCAAATGCGTCACTTTGCACTCTATGAAATACATCATCTGGCACAGCAATGCTTGTAGGGAAATCTATATCTAAAGTGTTCAAAGTGTTTATAGTAATTGTAGGACGCATCTGTACACTAACATTGATAGTGCTTGAAAGTATTGAATCATCTAGTGCATCAATCTCTGTCAATAGATTCGATTTTCTAAATATGCCGCCGAACGTAGAAACATTAGCATCAAAGAAAGACTTCATTAAGTTAAATACTCTTTGCTCTGCAGAAAGTAGTGTGATACCAGTGCGACCAGGATCATATGCAAACCTTGTATCGAGCTGTAAGAACACATCCTCCGGGTCTGTAAACTTAGTAGTCATAGACATTACAGAGAGATTATTTGTATAATTAGATTTAATATTATCTTTTACTGACTGTTTTACTGCATCACTAGTATTATCTTGAAATTGTAATGATATATAAACTGCACCATAATCAATGGGTTCGTTCTGATCTCCACTCCACACAGATGCGCTTTCCACTTGAGGAAAATTAGATTCTACCATTGCCTTGTAATCAAATGATGTCACTAATCTTTTTTGTCCAGCGAAAGCAATGGGTGCTAGCTGTTTTACAGATTCAATTGATTGCTTTGGAGCTCCACCGGTTGACTCTGTCACTGTAACGACTCTTC